TCGAAACCTCCGATTCCTGAAAATAAAGAGCCGTGTTTCATAATTCAAAATAATTTTCAGGTTGAATTTTTTGAGTGTCGCTGTAGTGCATTGTTTCGGGGGTGAAATTTACGTTCACGAACCCGGTGCGGCCGTTGCGATGTTTGGCGATTATAAACTCAGCGTTGTTAATTCCGCTATTCTTATTGTAATAATCCTCGCGATAAAGAAAGCAAACGACGTCGGCATCCTGCTCAAGTGAACCCGAGTCGCGCAAATCGGATAACATCGGCCGTTTATCGGTTCGGGTTTCCAACGATCGCGATAACTGAGCCAGCGCGATAACGGGGAGGTTGTTTTCCTTTGCGATTAACTTCAAACCGCGGCTAATTGCCGAAACCTCTTGTTCGCGGTTGGCTCCCTTGCTTTTGGGGCTAGATATTAGTTGGACGTAATCAATAAACACGGCCTCAATTTTAAACTTTTCTCTCAGGGTTCGAATGCGCGTTTTCAAATCGTAAACCGTGATTCCCGCGTTGTCATCGATAAAGATTGGGAGCGCGTTTAATTTGTCGACCGTCTGATAGTATTTCACTTTTGTTTCGCGGTCTAGTCGATGTTTGGCGAGTTGCTCGGCGTTAATCCCGCTCAGCATTGAGGCCAAACGATATACGATTTGAACGCGGCCCATTTCGAGGGAAAAGAAAGCAACTGGCTTCCCACGCTCAGCCATATTTAAAAGGATACTTAAGGCGTAGGCTGTTTTCCCCATACCGGGGCGAGCCGCGATATAAACGAGATCGCTATTTTGATGGCCTCCGAGTACGTTATCAATGGAGCGAATACCCGTCGGCAACCCACTAACCCCCGTTTGTTCCCTCATTTCGATGTTGTGGGAGGTTTCAGGGGTGACGTTGGAAACGTGCGAGGTTTCGCCCTTTATATTATCTCTGATTAGGTCGGTGAGTTCGGTTGAAAATTGGTTGTAAAGTTCAAACGGGTCATTTTCGGGCGATAATGCGAGCTCAGCCATACGCGCGGCGCTTTTGGCTATTTCGCGTTTTAGGTACATTTCAGTAAGCGCCAGCGCCCAAGCCTCAAGATTGGCGGTTGAACTTACCCGGTTGGTTAATTCACTCAGGTAAATCGGCCCGCCCGCCGCCGTTAACTCTTTTGATTTTCGGAGCGTTTGGGTAACGGTTAGCAGGTCGATTGGCTCGTTATTATTTTTCAGTTTAAGAACCGAATCCATTATAAGCGAATTACGCGGGTCAAAAAACTTTTTTGATGTTAGGATACCTTCGACGCGATTGAGTGCTTTAAAATCGAGCAAAATGGCTCCTAGCACTATTTTTTCGAGTTCCGTATCATTCGGCGGCAAAAATTTTGGCGCCAGTTCTTTACTGGCTTCCCGTTAGCGTCGTGCCAATTCCCATCGCTGTAATATTGCCAAGCCTTCGCGCCTTGCTCAGCGGTGGAACCTTGCTCGATAAACCACGCTTTCACCTCTTCGATCGTTGGCGGCTGAATTTCTTTTTTTATATTTTTTTCTTTCTTACCATTTACATTACCACTAACATTTACATTACCATTTACATTAACAGCTACGTTTGCTAGGGTTTGCTTAGCAAGTTTAGCATTTGCTAGCATTTGCTTGCTTTTGCTTTCTTCAAAACCCAGTGGGTTATTTGGGTTATTTTCGAACCCAGTGGGGGCGACTGGGTTATTTTGGGATTTCATTAACCCACCTTTTCGGCCACTTTCTCGCCTCACTTGTTTCACTTGCTCCCATTTTTCAGCGTCGCGTTCCCATTGGTTAATGAATGGAGTTAGCGCCAACTTGAGCCAAAATTCTGAAGGCATTTCACCCGTCAAATGATAATTATAAATGGCTTTCAATAAATCCCCGGCTTGCTCCGAGGTAAGTTCACTCAGGATGTTGAGCGAATCGATGTAAACGATAAAGGATTTTTTCATTTAAAAAATACGACTACCGCACACAACGGCGACCCCTCGCACGAATGTGCTTAAGCATTGCGGCGGTAGTCTGTATTTAATTTTTTCATAAGAGAGTCGCAGGGCAATTATACGGCGGCCTAAAATTCAATCGTCACTTTCAGGTCGAAAGATTTCAACACTCGAATTGCTCCGAGCATACGATCGTAAGCATTTCCGTCGGTTAAATTTTCAACGCTTGGTAAGGTAATCGGGTCTTTTGGTTGAAAGTTCTTTTTCGGCATTCCCTTTTTGTACATAGTCAAACGTTGCAAATTCAGGGCAATCGTTTGTGTACTAGCTGGCTTACCGATTGCGTACACTTGGGGTTTTACCCGTCGTAAGTACCCAGCTTTTTTCATCATTGAAATGTAGCTTGTGTAAGTGCCGCGAACGTACCCGCGATTTTCGCAAGCGTTGTAAATACTCAACGCATCGACTTCATTTCTTTTGCTTACCGTATCGGTAATTAATTCGATTAATTCTTTATTCATAACTAAAAGGGTTTTAGGGTTTAAAATTTCATCCACTCGTTTAAAATAGTCGCTTTGTATTCGTGAGCTCGTTGCATCGCTTCGCAAAGGGCCGCCGCCGCTTCGGGGTCGAATAAAATTACCGTGTGATGCAGTCGGCGGTGCTCGGGTTGGCGTGGATCGTATGAGGCGAAAACCCACGCGGGGAGGTTGAAGGTTAACATATTGCCCATTACTTGCCAATAGTAATCCGAGTTAACTCGTTTCAAATCTTCGCCCGTTTGAACCTGAGAATGTAGAAAATGATTAACCGAATTCCACGGGCACTTTATTTCACATCCAACCGGGCCGAATTCGGGGTGTATCATAAAGGCATCGGGCGAACAGCCGAAATAATCGTTAAAGAGTTTGAAGGATGGTTTTAACTCGGTACTTTCTTCGGGGCTATTTAGAGCGATTTGCAGTTGTTTCAGGGCGTGTTCTTCCCATTCATTCCCCCAGTCGATGGCTCGAGAGGTTGCCTCGTTAGCGCTTTGGCCCGTGACGATTTCCATTGCCTTTTCGTAAATATATTTTTTAGCCGTTTCGGAAAGTTCGCCAGCCTCAACCGCCGCCTTCGTTTTGGGGTTAGTCATTAGGGCGCTAATTCCTGAGCCCGTGAATCGTCCGAGGCGCATTTTATCCCAAGCGGCTGAGTTTTGGGCCACCGTTAGGAGGTAGTCGTTTAAATAGGGATTATTGCTCATTTGTTTTTTGAATTAGGGTTAATAGTTGATTCTTTTGACCGGGACTCATAACTGAGTCAAGAGCGCTAACGGCTTCGATGGCTTGGGGGTCGCGGTTCATTATGCCGACCTCAAGTTTATTAATGACGTTTTGGGGTAATTCTCCAACCTGTAATTTATAGGGCTGATAATTATCGACGTTCTTGCGGTTAAGGTCACGGCCGAAAATCTTTCCGAGTGATTGCGCGGCGTTCTTTAAACATTCGCTTTTCAACTTGGGAAAAGCCATATCGAGCGCGTTTGCTTTTTTGTTGGATGGGTTTAACGCCCATTGATTACGCTCAGTTCCTGCAATGCCTTCGGGAACCCTATCGACCATAATAACAATAGAAGCGGCCCCTGTGCGGCGTATTTCGAAGCCCGTTACTGGATGGATTGCCACAAGCTCGAGCGAACCCTGCACCTCGTTAGCGATCGCTGACCATTTGAAATTCTCGGTTTTCCATTGTCCAAAAAATAACTCGTCGAGCGTCATTTCGATGTGAGAAATAACGACGGTTTGGGCTTTGCGGTCGGGCGTTTTGCGGTCGGGCGTGGATTCGATGGCGTACTCGCTGGGCTGGGAGTTGAGCCGCGTTTGAAACTTTTGGAGGGAATCCAACGTTTCGGGGGTTAGTGGGTAAGTAACCATAATAGAGTAATTAGATTAATAATTAGAATAATTCGGAGTTCGGTTTTGATATCCTCTTTCATATCAGTTCGGAAAATTTAGATTGAACGGCGTTATAAATTTCGAGGAACTCCTCGCGAGTAATGGGCTTAATGTTCGGGTTTTTAATATCGGGAGTAATTTCGGTTTTGAGCCAAATACTCGCTTGCCCGATTCGTTGCCAGTTGTTCACGCTGATAATCTTGTTTTCCTCGATTATTGCCCAGCATCCATAATCGTCAGCGCAGTAATAAGGGAGTTCGATTGTAATAATGTCGACGGTTGTTGGAACCTTGATTTCGAATGTGAGGGTACTCATTTTTTTTGGTGGTTTTGGGGTTTAAAAAGTAGAAATTAGTTCGATTGAATAATCGGAGCCGATACCGCCAGCAATGAAATTGCCGTTGTTATCCTCGCGATATTCGAGGCCGAGTTCGTCACAGCGCTGAATGAATGAATTGAGCGCCTCGCGTAAGTTGGTAAAGTTGAACATTTCAGCCGAGCGGGTTGGGTAGTTTGAAATAATAATTGAATAAGACATATAAAAAAGGGTTTTAAGTTGCTATTGAAAAAATGCGCGTTGGTGAGTCGCGCCCCTCGATTGATTACTT